ATCCCATCGATCCCATCGATCCCATCGATCCCATCGATCCCATCGATCCCATCGATCCCATCGATCCCATCGATCCCATCGATCCCATCGATCCCATCGATCCCATCGATCCCATCCATCCCATCCATCCCATCCATCCAAACAATCGGTTTAAGGGCTTTATTAGTTTAGTCATATAAACATAAAGGCAATGTATAAATAACAGTTTATAAACTCTTTAATTTGTCAAGTGCTCAAACGTGCAATTTATGTAAAATCTTTTTTACATTTATTTTGGCTCAGTACAGTAAATTATAAAATACTATAATTTCTTTTAAGTCTTTAAAGTAAATTATAGATTAAACGATATTATATATATAGGGGTTTATATTATATTATATTATATGGAGATAATAATATAGAAACAATAATATATAACGTCTGACCTCATCGCTCCCAGTGTAAATATGGGCAGCAGTGTAAATTTGTGCAGTGAGTAGCAGTATATAAGTGTATAACTGCCCAAGTGTATATAGTGAACAAGTGTGTACATAGTGAACAAGTGGATAACAGTGTACAAGCGTTCACGAAATCTGAACTGGGAGTCAAGAACTGCGAGGGGAGGGGTCAGCAAGTACTCACTTCTGAAAAGCCTAGGTCAGACTTTCATTCACATACTGGTCAGTTTTCTCAGTTTGGTGTTGCACTTCCAAGTCTTTGTATATATATTTACAATGAATCACCCCATCACAGGAGCAGCTTATGGCTGATGAAACGTCTTTTACCGATATGGGCAAGGCACTTGATGACGCTGCCGCCCAGTATCGAGATACCAATAGCGTCGATACCACTCCAGATACTTCGTCCCACGATGCAGGTGAGGGCGAGGGGGCATCTGAGGGCACACCCAACACGGCACCGCAGGGTACTGAGGGTGATGCCGACCTTCCCAAGACCGACGACACCCAAGTCGGTGCTGGTGATGACAAGGGTACTCAGCCCAATGGCAAGTCCGCTCCTGCCGATAACAAGCAGGGTAGCGAGCGTAAGGCCTTCAACCACGCACAAGCGGCGGCAAGGATTGCGAGAAAGCGAGCCAAGGAGCAGAGAGAATACTACGAGAAGCGTCAGCGTATAGAAGCGGAACAGAAGAGCTTTGCCGACGAGCAGGGTCAGTACTATAATCCGCAAATGGCTGCCGTTAAACTTGACCAAATCCGTGAACTGGATATTCAGGAAGCACAGCGTCGACAGAACGAGTTCGTCGAAGAGTCCTATGCCATCTTCCAAGACGAGCAGACGACTCAACAATTCATTAACGACTGTAAGACCTATGCAGACTGGATTAACACCAATGAACCGCAGTTGGGCGAATATATCAAGAAGCCCCTTGGTAAACTGGTGTTGAAGGGCTGGTTCGACAAGATTGCCAAGCAGCCCGAGGCAGCGGACTGGTGGGAGAGTCTCACTCCGTTCGAGAAGTACAAGACACTAGACCGATACTACAACGAGTTCTCCGCCTACATCGACAAGGTGAAGCGTGGCGAAGTCCAGACTGGTACGAAACCGAATGTCAACGTGCCTCCTCAGCAGACCCAGACTACCCAACCGAACCCGAAGCCTGCTCCAGCAGTTCAGAATATCCCAGTGCCTGGTAGCGGTCGCAACACTAACAATATGCCGCCTACTGACAATTTCTCTCTCGAACTTGAGAGAGCTATGCAGTTGAACGGTGTAAGCAGACTGGTAAGGTAATAATATGCCTGGTATTGTAAACGCACAACTTATGGCCCGATTGGCCACTAAATTCAATCTCGGTGCCGATATCCTCTCCAAGGGTAATCGCACTGTCGAAAAGATGCTCGGTGCAGACAAAATGTCTGGCGACACCGTAAGCGTCACCATCACAGACTCTGGAAAGATTTACAAGAACTCCCTCGACCTCACGAACCGAAAGGGTACTCTTGCAGTCAAACGAGCAACAGTGCCTCTCCGTGTGAAGCCTATTGGTATCGCAGCGGAAGCCTCTGTCGGTGAACTCACCCTCGCTATCCAGAATCCTGAAATTATGGCAAAGCGAGTAGCCAACCTTCAAGACGAAGTGAACAAGATTGCTTTCCGAGCACTTCTAGGTAGTGCTCAACCTTTCGTAGCCAAGGCGGGTCTCACTGGTACAGACCGTGACCAAGCCTATCGTCAGGCAGCATTCGATGCAGAAGCATACACAACCACTTCTAAGTTCGCTGGAGCTACCTACGGTATCGCACACCCACAAACTTGGAACCGAGTAGTTCCATCTCTGATGGGCAACTTCGGTGGTAACGACAAGATTGGTAAAGACCTTTATGAAAACGAACTCGGTGACTTCCTCGGTTTCCGCTGGACTAAGGGTATGGACACTATGCGTATCGTCGGTGCAGCAACTGAATTGGACTCTATCAACGTAGGCGTGGACGGCCAACTCACCGCAGGTATCGAAGAAATTGCTGGCGGCACTGGCTCCGAAGACGGAGAAGTGTGTCCGTTCCCAATTCCACTCGTAGATGCCAATGGTGATGCAGTTGAATGCGTCGATGCACTTGGTAAACCTACTGGAATCCAGAAAGCCGTGATGTTCAAGTGGGACGCTGTCCAAAACGCTTGGGTTCTTTCTCAGCCTCTATTCTTCCGTGGCCCTCGCAAGAACGCACACTGCAAGGCCTTTGAAACAGCCGTGGCTCAGTACGAAGTCGGTGCAGATGCTTTAGATAAGCACGGTTTCATCGACCAAGACTTCGAGTGGTACCCTGACCAGAACTGGAACGTTATCCGTGGTGCAGGTGCTCCAACCACCTTCACTCTCAACAACCTCAATCTCGAAACCAACGCTGTTGACATCCTCGAAGAAGGTAAGACTTACCTAGCTCCGATGGTTATGTGGAAGGAACCTGACTTCCTCATTGCAGTCAAGGGTATCGAAAAGATGGCTGGTGCTGACTCCTTCACAATCCCGACCGAGTTCAGCGACCGTGGTATCCTTCCGCTCCGTGGTACATACTGGACTGACCCATACGCCTCCCTCAGCCTGTTCCGTGTGGACTCCCTAATGGGATTCGGTGTATATCAGGGTTGCTCCATTGCATCCGTGTTCATCCCGATTGACTAACACCCTCTAGTGGTGATTCATCACCCCGACATACGGTCGAAAGTATGTTCGAGCTGGGTACGACTCCTACAAGCGTACCCAGTTTTCGGGCATAGGGTGATTTTCTTTTTATTCAATAAGGTGGTAGTATGACCCAGATTAACAGTTATAATGGTGGGGCGACGCTGCCAGGCGATGCGGTCGCAATAGACAAAATAAAGTCGCTCACTCTCCAACACAACCCGACAGGTGAGGGTCAGGCTACCGAAGTCGTGTACAACCCTCTCGAAGGGAAGACTGTGCCTGTAAGGAACCTTGTTATCAAGGACAAGTTTGGGAATACCGTTGGTATTTACGACCCATTGGCTAGCTCCAACAAAGAACTCCAGATTCCAGAAGACTCTCATCAGATGGTTTTCCTCTGGGATGGTTCACCCACAATCACAAAAGAGGACAGAAAGAAACTGATGGACGCTGTGCAGAATCAGACTCCAGCTTTCATTATGTATGCGGGAAGTGATGAACTATCCTACTATGTATTCTCTCAGATGGGTGGTGGGAAGATGTTATTCACAGGTGTTACGAAAGATGCAGTGCGAGTAATCAGCATAAGTCCTGCCCCTAACCCTAACGAGTCGTATAATATCACCTATGAGAGCATCCCATTGTCCCCAGTGGTAGACCAATACATCAAAAAGGAAGCCTTGTATTTCCCCGACGATACTCCGTGGCTTTCTTCGTGGGCCTCTACGATGGGTATGAACTTTGGTGACATCATCGGTGCGGTATGTGACAAGGGTAACAATAAGCATTATTACGGCACTATCACAGCGAGCGTTGATTCTGAGCTTGCCATCCCTTGCGGGTGCATCCTGTTCCTAGACGAGACGGAACACCCCCTAGAAAGTGACGAGTGTCGAAACATATCAATCAATTTCAAAATCTTACTCACAGGGCCTGCACGTGATACCAAAGACGATGCCATTTCGGCTGTGCCATCCTCTGTGTGGCTCCGAGTATTCTCGATATGGAAAACCCCCTCAGATACCATCTGGCACGCCCCATTGAGTCCGTCGCAGGGTATTGACGATGGGATATTCGTAAACTTGGACTCCGTTCATTTGGAACGTCACGCCAGTCTGAACAGTGGGGACAACAAATACTATGCGAATGCGATGGCCAAGGTTACGGTTTCTGTAATTGGCGACCACTGGTCTTATACCTACGAGGGGTAGTCTATGCCTATACCGCATCAATTCATATTCTTGCCCAATTGTTTTGGTGGTGGTGCTATGGAGACCTATCCATTTGATGACACTGACAAGACCAGCATAGTCAATCACCCGCACGGATTTGCACCCGCACAGTTGCATCGCCTCGATACAACAGCGGTAACCAACCACATCAATCTAGTCGGAAACTGTTGTTTACACTTCAATGTGGTGTCCTCGTTAGTAGGCCTCCGCTATCGAGTTGCCATTTATCACGAGACGACTACTGGCAACGGCGAACTTCTCGCATTGTCTGTCCCGAAGGACGTCGTTGGTGGAGTCACTGGGGAGTGCTGGCTTGTACTCGGTGTTGAGGTTTCCCCTTATGCCCAGATTCTCCCTGATGAGAAATATTATGTCGCTTTATTCCTTGATAACAATGTCGATAACCAAGGATTCCTCGAACTGTCCGCAAAAGACAATTCTTCCCAGCAGTGGGGTAAATTGACTTCCCAGTACATAACCTCACCGTCGTTGAACGCAGACAGCAACCACGAAGACTTTGCCACTATCCAGTTTGGTTCTTGGAGATACGACGATTTACTATGGTTTAGGCTCTACCCTGAAGGAACCACAGAGAGGTTACCTTAATGAACTATCTTCAGATTTGCCTAACCTCAAAGTGCAACAGGGCGTGTTGGCATTGTCCTATGGCTGAGTATCGGAACACCGATGACAAGGACTACCATCTTACCAACAGTGTTATTATCCCGTGGATAAAGTCGAACATTCGACCAAAGCTGTGGCTTGTGGAGCTTACTGGTGGAGAACCTACGCTTTACGAGGGTATAGACGAGCTTCTGGACTGGCTTTCCACGGAAGGGTACACGGTTCACATTAGAACTAATGGTATCATCCCAGTAGAGAGTCGCCGAGGACTTAAACGTATCGTGGCGTTCCACGACTTGCAGAATCCCCCTAAAGTCTTCGACCACATACTTATAATAGACCAGATTGAATCCGATGAAAAGATTAGGTACTGTCTGGAACACAGGCTTCCGCATACAGTCATCGGCAAGGATAAGTCCGTATACGACAACGCTACTCACGGATTCAAGTATATTGCCTATGTGGAGCCGTCCTGTCATCACACAAGATGCCCCGCAGCCCAACCAGTCCCAGAGATTGAGGAAGTGAATGGAAAGATGGTCGACGTGACCAGACTCGAATATGACCGATTTAGTGTATCGCTCTGCTGTGCACACTGCAAGGCAGCCGTCGATGCTTGGAGATTTTTATGAATGATATAAACTTGGGCGACATCTACACTACGGTGGGTAATGTTCTGGGTACACCAGTGGCCCTAGCATTCTTCTGGGTAGTCAATAAGGTCAAGGAGTTGAATATTAAAGTGCAGATACTTGAAAAGGAAAACGCAGTGTTCAAGCAAACACTGTCCGACATTCGCTCCGATGTAAGTTTTATTCGTGGAAAACTGGAGAAGGAGTAATTAAAATCCATCGTAAAAGTGATTCGTTTCATATATAAATATATTTTTTCTTATAAAAAAAAAAATAAAAAAAAATAATTCTTAAATAAAAAAAATTATATAGTGAAACGAAGTATTTTTACGATGGATTTTCACGACTGGCTATGGAGTTTTCAACTATACAACTCCTCTATCAGTCTCAGTTTCCCCAGTTCTCTCGTCAGTATTGTCGAGAACAGGGGTGTCGCTGTCTGACTCAGATGGAGTGGACAAGCCTTCGAGTGAGTCGTATTGTTCTTTACTTCCACCATAAAATAGTTTCTCCAGCACTAGTCGGTTTTCGTCGGCTTTCTGAGTCATCATCTTGTTGAAAGAGGCTACCTCCGTGAATCCTTCTGCGGGTTGGTTGTACTCGCTCACGAACACAGTCTTACCCATATCTTTCAAAACTTGCAGCAACGTCCTGAACATAATGAAAGAGAACTGCTTTCCATTATAACCCTTGGTTCCCGCATACGGTGGGTCAAAGTAAATCACATCATACTTTTCAAAGGGGATATCGAACATACTGCCGCATACAAAATCCAGTTTGGTTTTGGACTCTCTGGAACGCATGGTGTTCTCTACTTCGTGGAATCTATTTAGATTGGTTACCTGATCCAGATGCGTCAGGTTTTTAAGCTCGGCCTCGCTCAATTTGTCTTTGACCAAACAGCCCACAAAGTCTCGGATTGCCTGTCGCCGCTGTTCCATAGTCGGGAGCGAGATAGCATTGTGCATCAGAGTCTTGTACTTCGTTCTGGACTCACCCCACAAGTATTCCATTCCATTGAAACCGAAGCTGCAAGTGTATCGTATTAGGAAATCGTAGAGAGTCTCATTACGGTCTCTGGCTGCGTAGAACTCCTCCTTGCTCACCACAGGGAAGTTTTCGTAATCAATCTTTTCAAAATCCACCATCGTGGCTTGCAACAGTCCAATGATGGCTTTGTTTATGTCATATCCAGTAACCGTCTTGAATTTACCAGACAGCGTTGCGGCCTGAACGATTGCCCCACCACCGCAGCAACAATCTACGAAATTAGTACCAGACGGCAGTGCGGCGACAATACGCTCCGCAATCGTATTCTTTGAACCCTTGTAGGGCAGTCCATATACCATAGTCATTCTCCGATAAAAAAAGTCCTCCCCGAATGTAGTAATTCGGAAAGGACTTGACTAGGTATGGGGAGTGATTTATCTTGGCTTGCCGCTTCCGTCAAGGAAAGACCTGTCAATCCAAGAACCAGTCATCGCACGATGGATGTAGTTCTCGGCTTTCTGCAAGTCCACCTCGACAGTTTCGGGGCCGCCTTTGAGACCGCTGCGGAGCAGATACTTCAACGCCTGAGCGATATTGTATCTCTGTTTCGGAGTGAGGCTACGCTTCGGATTTTCAATGACTTCTTCCAGAATGTCAATGACTTCCGTCTTGCCTCCCTTGTAGTGGTCTGGGTCGCACAGGTCTTGAACACTGGGCTTTGGTGTTGGATTGGGTTTAGCGTTTTTCATAGTGTTATAACCAAACCTCCGTGGTAATCATGAGTTCACAACGACCGCCGAGTCTGGCGAGTTCTTCCATAAGCTGAGTGAGGGCAGCCTTGCTTTCGGTCAGGTTCAGAGTCGTGAGATTGGCTCCATTCCCAATGAGAATGCAACCGCTCGAATTCTTGACGGTGTTGCCTTCATGGATACAAAAACCCCTTGCAGCAATTATATGCTCGTTCCAGATGTGCGGACGAAGTGAGTGGAACTTTGGTGAGTAATTCACTTCTACCCGATAGACCCCGTCTGGAAGAAGGTTCGTTGCCTCCTCCAGCGTGAAATATGTACCGATATTTGAACCTGTGAGTGTGCCCATAGCGACAGCACTGGTCATTTTTATTCGTCTAAGTATTAGCATTTTATTTCCTCCAATACTTTAGTTGTGGGCTGCATCCATTCCTCGGAATCCCAAGTCCTAATTAATAGATTAGACGGAACTTCTTTATCCGATTCGGACTCTGGGTAGTAGGCACGAGAACTTACATAGAGTCTCTCTGTATTTAGAAATTCGCCTTTGCCAGTAGCCAGCCATCTTGAAAGCTGCCTATATGTGAGACGCTTGTTGAAGAAGTGTTTGTTGTCTTCAAACCTGTACACATATTTCCAGTGTGTACCAGTGTCCGTTCTCCAGAATGATTCTCCTTGGCGAGTTACATATCCGATGACTTGTTCAGTTTGTATTGGTTCCTCGGTTATAGGACACTCTACACTAGCTGTTTTAATATTTGTGCAAAACGCAAGGAAGGGTTTACCGTCCCAGTCTTTGAAGCTGAACTCTTTTAAGTCTTTTAATTGTAATAAGCCGTTTTTCATAACTAACCTACCTTGATGATGGTTTCGGTTTCTTCAACTGATATGTTGTACTTCACGCATTCTGGAAGAATGAACTCTTGGAACAATTCCTGACTTCGGAACCCGTTGAGTTCGCACTTCTCCAGAACTACGTGGTCTTTTGAACGGAGTCTGTTGCTGCGTTCGTCTAACTCTAGCAAACGAGATTTCATATACTCAACGGAAGCGATGAGTCCATAGCTTGTGGTGAGTGATGTGTTGTCCCGACTTGCTTCTAATTTCAATTTTTCAAACCAGTTCTGGATTGTTGAACTGGCGTAGTTGAGCTGTTCAGGTCTTGCATCTGGGTCGAGTCTAATCAAGTCAATTCTCGTGCCTTGCGGAGTCTCCATACAGAAGCCGTCAAAGTTCAATCTAGGATTAAACAACGAGCGGAGTATGGGATTTTTCAAGGCCCCGAGTACTACCGACTGAGGTCTGATAGGGATATTATAAGTTCGCTCGTCCTTTGCGATATAATCAAGGAGCGAGTGAGCCATTTCTTGTTGAACGAGCAAAGCCTGACCGTTGTAGACGTTTCCGAACAGTTTGTTCAGGTAGTCCTGATTCTTTGTGAACTTGTTCATAATCAAGTGCAGAAGGTTAGAACAATGGAAGTTCTGGATTCTACGCTTGATACCAGAGTCGTCAAAGTAGATGTACCTATTGGAACTAATCACAAAGTTCTGATATGTTTCAGCAACGATTGGGTCTACACCCTTGCCTTCGTACTGGAAATTGTCTCGACCAGTCATAGATTTAATTAGTGTCTGCAACTGCTTACCGTTGTCGGAGTCCTCGTATTCGCTGATAGACACCAGACGCTTTCCGAGAAGACTGATTGTGAATCGGAGCTGCTGAGTGGAGAACGCAGTAAACGAGTCTCCAAACATACGATGCAGAAGACTGATGAACTTAGACTTACCGTTGCCTCCAGCGTCGAAGTCGTTCAGGTATAGAACATAACCAGTGGCACTATTAGGAACACGAACCATAAAATGCACAAGATTGTATAAGGCAACCCAGTCTTCACCTGTTCCACCAGCCACGAGAAACATAAGGAACATAGCCCTGCGAAGCGAGATGTCATTTATCAACTCCTGATTAACAGTGGTCATCTGGGAACAGACATTCCTATACATCTGTCCGTTACGAGTGAAGAAACCGTGAGGTTCGTCCTTTGCGAAACTGGAAATGATTTTAATCCTTCGCAAGTTCGGGGCCATCTTCGTGAAGACTCCATCATACGGCCCATCATACGGCTGTTTGCGAAGCTCTTTGAGTCCGTTGAATTCCTCGCTTGTACCGTTTGTGGCAACTCGTGTAATCAGAAGTCTTGCGGCAATGATGTCATCGTCAGCTTTGAGACCTTCAAGTGGCATAGTTTCGACAGAGCAGTTCCGCATCTTGGGAATGAGTCTGAAATCCCCATCTCTGTTTCGGTAGATGTTCTGCATGATGAAGTCCACTTGTTCGTCGTTGAAGTAGAGCGGTGTCAGGGCCATAGCGTCCTTACCACGGAACGCTTCGAGAATTTCTTGGTCGCTCGGTTCCATATCCAAGTACACAGAGAGGATTTCTCGCTGCTGGGCGTTCTTACTTACGGCAATCATAGTCTCTATGATTTTAATATAGTTCTCACTCGGGGTCATCTTATCGAAGTCGATGACGTTCATTACGACTGTCTGCGACTTCTTCGGGAACTGACCCAGAATGTTCAACACTTTTTGAAATTTACTCACGGCAGTTTCTCCAGTTTGTAAAGATAACCAAACTCATGAAAGCACTTCATTAGAGTACCTCAGTCCAAGGGTATAACAATTTGGAGAGTTCGGAAAGAGTCTTTGGTGTCTTGATACCCTTTGCACGACGAGTCTTCGTGTCGCCCAAGAATGTGGTAATCAAATCCTTTCGACCCCAGAGCCAGAAGTTTTCGTCCAAGTCTCTCTGATACTGGGTGTAGTCAATTTTGTCCTTGTACTTCTCCAAGTCCTTAATGTCAAATGCGAACACACCATATCGACTTTTAATACTTCCGTTACGAGTATCCATTAGCGTGTTAGAGAACTGGATTGTTCCAGCTTCGGGGACATCACGAGTAGTCCACAGGAAGTAGTAGTTCTTGTGTTCAAAAGGTTTTCCGTCAAACGCCGCATACTTACTAGACGCAACCTTGTGCCACTTGTAGATGAAATCAGTCCATTCATAACGGTTCCAATCCAAGTCTAGTGTAGGCTTGACCAGATTCCTGAACAATTCATACACCACTGCCTTTTCGTGGTTCTTGTTGATAGCATCGGAGTAATCCATTCCACGTCCGTCCAGAAGGTTGCCGTCCTTATCGTAGATACCATAGTTGTTCACATCACGGAAGTATGCCTTTTCAATAAACTCCTCTTCTAAGAGCATATCGTACTTGTGGAGCATCTGATCGCCCTTGATACGCAAAGCCTTTGCGTTTTCTTCCCCACGGACGAACACTGAGTCGGTGTTAATTTCAATCACATCTTCCCAGTTTGGACAGGCAAGAGCAAATTCCAGAATGCTCAACTGGCAAATGTAGCACATAGCTTCACCAACGGCAGGGTCATAGGCAACAGAGGCTCCACTACGGATTCGGAAACCACCGCTGAGGGAGTTCAACACCATGACCTTATAACCAAGGTCAAGGTCTGCGTGATATTCGGGAGTTCCCTTCTTGGACTTGATTGCGAAACGCTTCTGCATCATTTCACGCCAGCGTTCAAGGGCCATCGGAGTCTTCAACAGATTCCAGTGACTGATTGCACGAGGGTACTGCGAGGCAACATCAAAGCAGAACAGGTCTGTATGTTCCCCTTTACGGATAAAGTGACACCCACCCTTTCCAAGTTGGACTCCACGATACACACAGCGTTCGGCAAGAGCGTTCTTTTCCTTTTCAGTGACGGCTACCGTCCGTGCGAGAAGTCTTATTATATCCTTCACTTCATCGGGGACATCGAAATCATCAAGGTTGAAAAGTTGGAGAGGGTCAGTCGTCTTCGGAGGGATTGGGACGTTGGACTGATAGATTATACCTGCTGCGACAGCCTGTGCCGTGCGGTCGAACTTAAATACGAGAGAGTTGGGCCATTCTTGTTCAAGGATTGCTTTTCGTGCAGGAAGTGTATGATATTTGGTTTTCTGTTCGCCACTGCCGAATCGCCAATATATCTGAGCGGTGGCCCACACATCGTGGAAGCAGTATTGGATAACTTCGTCTTCTTGTTCTGGGGTGAGGTCTGCACTTGGTGGATACGGAAGTTCCTTGATTGGAAGGTTCAGATACATTTCCCACTGCTTCAACGACTGGCCGAGAAGACAGTTGTTGAGCAAGTCGAAATGTTTGGCTGACCAAGCCTTGACCCAGAAGAAGTTGCGTGTCATCGGATTCCTGTTGTCGTCATAGCTGATAAGTGCTTCGGCATCGGAATGAATGTACTGACTAGATGTGCAACAGAGTCGCTTGATATCGGACTTCATCTTCGCCAGAATAGGCAAGTCAAATCGGGAACCGTTGTAACTGATAATGTAATCGGCATCGGCAAAATAGTCGTTGATTTTGTTCATAGCTAACTGGTCGACAGTGCCTTTTTCGTCAGAACGGACGAGCATTCGTGACAGTTCCTGATGGGTTTGTGAATCATAAGTGATTGCACAGAAGCAAAATAACTTACGATAAGTTTCAATATTGAAGAATGTGAGTTTCATAATACTCCGTGTTAAGTGTTTGATGAATAGAAATTTCCTATTCTACCCATATAGTAGAGAATAGGGGTTTGAAAAATCTACATTCGTCGTTAAAATATCATCGTAATATATAGACGTTATAAATGCGATTTAATGGCTTTTTCGGTTCAATTATAGGATAACATAGGGGCAAAAGAAAAACGGCTTTTTAGAGCCGCTTCTGTTGGTTTATTGGGTTATCGTAAATCCATTCTAATGTCGTATAATTGTAATTTATGCAATGAGGAACTGCCAATTTCCACAAGTAATGAATTACCAGAACCGATGTTTCGCCACTCTATCGTCTTGTCGTTCTGACCTGATTCACCAAGTGTTCGATACCTACGCTGAGAGAACGAAAGACCTCTGTTTACTGAGATTGCACAGTAGATAGTCTTGTCATCGAGTTTAGTATCGAGTCCTGACGGTCGTTCGGTTCTACCAGTGTCAGCTACAAGTTCCAGTTTGCGGACAATTACTCGCTTATTGAACTGACGGAATCCTTCCCGAACACTTCGATGGATTCTGCACCCACCACTGAGTCTGGAGTTGGAATCAAACTGTATTATGGACGCATCGTCTGCCACGGCGAAGTCCTTTATGACGGAGCCGACCACTCTGTAAGCCGCACCGCTCGGGGTCTCCCATCGCCACCAACGTCCACCTCCGAAGACAAAACCGTCCTCGTTCTCTTGTTTTACAAATAGATAGGTTTCCCCATATTGGCACAGTTTCTGGAACGACTTTACTTCACCAAGCCTCCGCTCAATTTCCTTGTTGGAAACTTTGGAGAAATTCGGTGAGAAGCATCCGATGAAGTTCTGTTTCATAGAGTCTATACCTAAGAAGAACAATGCCCCCTCGATGATGGTCGGCAGTGTACCACCGAAGTGTATAACCTGCTGAGTATTCGACTGAATCGGTGCGTCCTCATTTCCAGTGCGTCCCCAAATTTCTATGGTGTGTTCGTTGAAGAAGTACAACTGTCCATTATATGCACAAATGTTCAGTAACTTGTCACTGTTTGCGGAAGACGAGTACCAGTTGGGCCATAGTTCGTAACCGCCAGTGTCTTCATTAGCTTCCAGATAGGACACACCTCGGTTCACATCTCGCCAATAGTACATCGGGTCAGTTCTAGTGAGCCACACTGTGTTCTTTGAAAGCTGAGTGGCGACAAGTCTGTTGTCAAACCAGTCAATCATATCCACAGCCATAGTCTTGAACTCGGCTGCAAGTGCAACACCAGACGGACTGTTCCGCCTCTCGCCAAACAAGAGAGAGTTGAAGTCTGGCTGCGGGTCTTCACTAGTCCAGAACACCAAGGCTCCGTTTTCCTTTTCTTCCGTACTGGAGATGTTGGGTGGGCAGATGACATTCACGTTGAACTGATGATAGGTCAAGTCTGTTATTCCCTCGTAGGTTGCCCAAGCATAAATCAACTTGCCATCACAGGCGAATACTTCCGAAGGTTTCAGACTGCTTTCGCAGAACGAAATTTTGTGAGTATCATTGATGAAATGAAAGTCTTCGAGTTTACCGTCCACCAGCATTTTCATAATCTGCGGTTCGCCCACACTTCCAGTTATGTCGTCATACTGGTATCGGTACAGCAAGGGGCCGTAGGCTATGTAGATGTTGTTGTGCGAGTCCACGAATGTCCCACGCACATTGAACTTCAAACCAGTAGGTGGGTTCACAACGAGTTTGTCCCCGACTCTATCTACGCAAGTCGGGCCAAGCGGAATCATATTCAGGTAATCGCTCACTGCGAGTCCGTCGTGGAACTCGCTTATTCCCTTAAAGTCTGCCATTGCCGTAACCTCCACCGTACATATTGCCCCTGCTATATCCACGTTGCAGGTAGTCGGCAATCTTGCGAGGGATATTCTGGGTATGATGCCGTTTCGATATGTTCTTGATGATGGCTTGATAGGACTCCTCGACAAGTTTTGCCATAGAAGGTGCGGTGTCGAGACCGTACTCTATCGCAAGACGGTAGGCGAGTTTAGCTATCAAGAATGAACGGAACTTCTCTGGAGCGATTATCGTCCCTTCCCAAGGTCTCGGGTTGTCGAAGGTGTTTACAATCTTCAACGGAATAGGGAGTACGAGAAGTAGCGGTTCGCTTCCATAACTTCTGTTCAGCCTAATCAACATACGGTCTGGAAGGTCTTCGACTCCATAGACAAGTTGCGAATTTCTGAACTCAGCAGAAACCATTTCGGCAGCATGGAGATACTGGAGTTCTGCACCATCGCAAGCACGGAACACACCCTCAACACGCATAGGCGAGAAAGGAATGTTATACCTCTTGTCAAGAAGTTCGTCGTCCTCATTTCCAGAACTCACCTGCGTTGCCATCTTGATAAGTTTGTAGTCGGAAGTCCAGCAATAAACATCACGCTCGTCGTTTTCAAACTGGGTTTGGGGCCATTTGGCAGTCTTCGGGTCTTGCGTAGGAGTGAACGGCTCGATATAACCGTGGTTAATCAGTATCGCTCTGATTTTCGGACAATACCACTTCGTGTCAGACCCTATCAAGATACTCTGTCTCTCGTTGAGTGTTCTGTAATCTTCGGCAACCTGACCCATAATGAAGATGTCCGAATCAGTCGGTGGCGTGATAAGACTCACACTTCCGTTCTGTGGTGTAACTGGATAGACAATCTCGGTGATGTCGAGTGTCCTGTCACAGTTCATCATTGGGATAATTTCGTGACGTAGAATATCTGAACCACGAGCCTGAATGTCTTCTGGCACTTCGTCAGGGTTGAACGAAGATGCTACGCCGCAGTTCATAGCGGCCCTATTGACTATATCCATTACCTGCATATTTTGGTCTCCCGAATGTTGGGCGTTTTAAGTTGTTGTCTTGTTCAGACGCTCTGTGTTGGGCAGAATAGCTAGGAAGTTTCTGCAACCAAGTCAAACCCTGTACAACGGAATCGACGATATCTTCGTGCTTTCCGTGTGGGAACTGGGTGAACTGGTTCTGGATTTCTCCCCAGACAAGTCCGTGGGTAGAAAAACTTACATCGCCAGCGTCGAATAGGTACTTCACTACAATTGCTCGTTCCACCTTGTCCTTGGTCGGATTGGCTTCCAAGATACCGCTCATTTCCCTACGGAGTATCTGGATTGCTGCAAGACCATTCGACTTGTTCTCAATGAGCACAGGAACCTGTTGACCCCATCTATTCCTGATTTCCCTAATCCGCTTCAGAAGTAGTGTGATATCGGCGTGGAAGTTCAGCACTTCAAGAACGAAATACTTGTTCGTAGCCATCACTCGACCACAGACCGAGATAGCGTTGAAGTCATTACCAACTTCACCCTTGCCAGCGGCATCTACACTGATTACAAGTCGCATAGCCGTAGTCGCAGGTCTGGTGAGACTGAACCGAATCTGGTCTTTCTTAAACATCTTACCAACGTCGTCAAGCGGGACTTGGAGATACTGGGCGTTGTAAGTGAAGGGGTCGGATTTGTACTTGTTGATTTCCGATACTGGGAGTCTTTCAGGACAGAGACTCTCACCATCTTCGCCAATAGCTGGGAACTTGTACTGAATCCATTTTTCTTCTGTATCGGCAAGTAGACACCCAGTCAGGTCTTGACTTGCGACACGCTGCTGGATAACAAGGATAGGAACCGAGGGTAAGTCGATACGGTTTCTGATTGTAGACTTGAACACTTGCCATCTTCTAGCGAGGACAATGGCACTTATTCGGTCTTGCGGCTTGTTGGGGTCATCAAGTACCAGAAGTGTTCGGCAACCAGAACCAGTCACATTTGAATTAGTTCCACGAGCGAGAATCATACCGCCAGCCCTGTTAGTCCATTCCTTCTTGCCGTTGGCCTGTGTAAGAGGTTTTAGTTCTGGTACATCGAAATACTTACTAATCCATACCAGAATTTCCTTGATTTCACGGTTCTTTCTAGCCACGAGTGCTTCATCGTAAGAGCAGTAGATAATCGTGGAACTCGGGTCATTCAGGAACAGCCAGCAAATATACAGCTTCGTCAGGTCTGTCTTTCCGATTCGAGGCGGTGCGTTGATTATCACACGCTGGAGTTTCGGCAAGTCAAGAAGAATACCCGCAAGCTCCTTGTGGAACTTGTACCAGATAAATTCTCTCTTGTAAACTCGTAAAAAGATGAACCCTACGAAAAACATAAAGTTCGTCTTGCACAAGTTAAATTCTATATCCTTCTGGGTCATTATCTAAAAGGTCTCTGTAATATGGTTCTCTGACTTACGGCGTTGTCTTGGTCTGAATCAGAAGATGTCAGTGTAAATGTCACGAGTTGTGAAGACAGTAAAATGTTGTTTTGTTCATCTTGCCAGTCATACCAACCAGTGAGCACCTTGCCGTCTTCAATGTTTCTTGCACATCGCTTACCGTTTGAACCATACAAATGCAAGTGAGGGTTTTTGTCTTCATAACTATCTGCTGCCGTATAGTTCTCGCAGTCCATTCTGACGTGTGCGGTCGCCCCAGGAGCCACTGGGACTACGATTTTCAGGTCGTTCGTCGGCCCACCGTGGGTATATCCGAACACTGAGTTTGTTGCCGAATTAATAACACCAATATCCAAGTGTACATCGAGAGTGGTTGCTGTGGCCTCCCAAACACCGCCAGCTCTACTCATATCAAACCAGTCCACCCAGCTCCTTTCCAAGAGTCTTGCTGCACCACAAACAAGTTGTATGCAAACACGGCTAGTTCCTGCTGGAATGCAGAACTGTTCAGCGATTAAGTCTGGCTCCTCACTGTTTACCACTGCTACCCAGATAGGAACGGAGGCATTAGAAAACTCCATTCGCACTGCATCGGTGGACTGTGGACTGACCAAGATTTTGTGCAGTTCAGTCTGGCTCGTGTTGTCAATACAATCCACATATACCAGTGTACAACCCATAGGAATTTCTGGATATTGACCAGCGGATTCGGACAAAGTTATACTAGCAGTCCCGTTACGAACAATATGTTCGTCCACTGGCTTTGCATAATTTTTGGCGATAATCAACTCCATCGTGCCAGCGTTTTGTAGGAATCCAAGTTCAACACCGTCGGTCGTCGTCAGTCGAATTGTTCCGAGAAAAGGGTCTCGCCGTCTAAGTGTCACCCGCCTAGTGAGATTTACTGCTGATGTGTCTACCTTTACATTCAAAGTCTTGTTTGAAACATCGACGGACTGAATCTGTTCAATGTCTATCACGTCTGTACTTCCATCGGTTATAGTCAGTTTGTCACTACTATCGACAACGACTCCTTGGTACCCACTTACGAACTGGTACGACTCTGTGCATTGGAACTTAGCCTCACCACCCTCCGTGCTTGAAGCAGGAGCGTTGGGGTAGGTTTCCGTAACGGTGACACTTCTATTGCCGTCAAGTCCACCGAAAGGAAAGTTGTTCCCGATATTGTAAAGGACGACTCTGTTATTCGAGGAGTTCGTAATTACAACATTTCTACCGAATCTTGAACTTTCACCGTCTTCTGCAAGTGTGGGTTGCAAGAAAAGTTTGAACACGACCCCAGACTCGAGTGCGGTATCGTCTTTGGGTTTCAGTATAAGAACCTTTGTTTGCAACCCTATCTTAACTGTGTAGGTCTTGATAGGACTCTTGAAGTCAATCACTTCAATCTGCTGGTCGTCAGTCCATTTTGTGAACGATGGTACATTTGCCAAGTCATCAAGAGATAGCTGGCTATTGGGTTTCTGATTGGCAGAGAACAACTTCTTATAATACTTGTCGCCGACTTTCACGAGTGTATTTGGGTCGTCACCAGACTCCGCTTCACGACCGTACAGTATACCGTCAAAGATTACGATTTCACTTTCGCTTGTGACAGTCCAGCTTGTAGATGAACCGTCGCCGAGTGTTGCCGTAACAATAGCATCCTCGCCTACAAACACTCCGTCGTTGTACGGAGTACCATCGGTTCTGCAAATGAACCCTCTTGCGTTCGTCCTAATCTCATAGCCAATTTCTTCACCAGTGGCGAGTTTGAAAACCACGGGTGTGGTAGAAGAACTCAACTGCTTGGCAGTGACCGTCGCATTGAAGAACGGAAGTCTGTGTGTTGCGTGAATGGATATATTCATTTCTCATCTACTCCTTTGGGAGGAACATAGTCGTAAGTGAAAGGTTCCACGTCCATAATCATACTGGAACCCCAAGGTAATGCGTCGTCTGTCTTCCTGATCATCAGAGGTATTACACCCTTTCGCAGTACCTGACTACCGAATCCAGATTTCGATGCTTTCTTCAAGTCGGACTCTGTGACAAGATTCATATTCGTGCGTTTCTTGTACTCGTCCATAGACTTGTTGTAAGCCTTCTTCTGAGATTTCGGGATCGGCTTGGCAGAACCAGTGCTCATATCAACAGCTTCTGCACCTTCGGTAAGCCACTTGCGGAGTGCCTTGTTTTGAAGATTCTTTTCCTGACCCAACAGGTTGTTACCACGCCACTGGGATAGGAGCTCTGCGTGTTCCGACATAGGCATAACCTTAGTTCCACCAGTAAAGAGCTTGGATTCAGGGGAACCCTTGACCTGAGCTTTCTTCAACAGTTCTTTGAGTCCATAGGAATCCTGACCCAGTGAATTGAACCACGGAAGCAACTTCGGATTGTTCCTAGCATACTGGGACATAAACTCGTCAGTCGGGGTGATGTAGGCAAGCGGGATGTCTCCGATATTGGTTCGCCATACGGACTTGTCAGCGTCCACGTCCTTGCCTCTTGTTCCAGTGAATCTTCCGTTCGGCTTATTCATAAGAAGCGGGATGTCCGTGCTACTCGGTGGAACAGCACTGGGGTCTGGCATCAGCTCTACCTTGAACTGAGTATAGGGATATTTCTTCTCGAACTTCTTAAAAGCCTGACTCAGGAACGGTTGCATCGCCTTTTCGGTAGAACCTCTCGATTTCGATAGTGCTATACTCTGATTGATGTGCTTCGGTGTCACTCCCCTCGGGTTTTCAGGCCACATCAGGTCTTTCAGTGCACCTCGTCCTCGCACCTTATTTGCAGCAGAGAGAGGGCCAGACAATGCTCCGAGTGCAGTTTCAATACCTGCGTCGGTGGCATCAATCGGTTGGTCTATGTAACCGTGACCAGTCGCCTCGGCAAGACCAGTGTTCACAAGTCTTTGGACAGCGTAGTTGCCGAGCCCACCAAGACCACCACCGATTGTCGCTCCGACTAGAGGTTTGGTCATAAGTGCCGCTCCTTTTGTGGCCCCGAGCCAAGGAAGTGCAACAGACCCCACGGTGAGTCCCAAATCAACAGCACCTCTGACTCCGTGTTCGAAAGGTTTGGTCTTAAAATCAAGTTCTGGGTCTTCCAACACTGCATTGGAAACAGGAAAAAGCATATTCTTGACGAAACTAGATACTCCGTTAGGAATTTCATAGTGGTTCTTTGAATCACCCTTATCGTCAAAAAGATGTTCGGAGGCAGCAGCATATTTGGGAGTCTCACTCTCGAGGTCTTCCTTCCAAGCATTGGCGAGAGCCAACTGTGCGGCATCGTAGAGGGCTTGCTTGTTACCGTCTCCGAGTTTCGTCTTTATAAGTGCATTCAACAATTCATTCGATGTTGGATACCAGTCTAGTTTTGCAGCGTTGGCTTCCTCCCTCGTCATCGGTTGGAAGCTCTGTTTGAAAGGTTTCTTCAAGTAGTCTTCCAAAGGCTTCTTTGCGATTCCGTAGTCAAGAACATTCAGAGCCTTGGCGTTTTCCAAGTCCTCGATTACCCAGTCACCATCTTCATTCTGGGTAAAAGCGAAATAATCACTTTCGGGAGGAGCGAGATAGTCTAGCGTGTGTGCCCAGCCGTACTTCTTGGAGCGGTACCGCTTGTCATCTTCATCAGAGCTGTACATCCTCAGACGAGCATCGGCAAGCTCCCTCAAAATCGGTTCCAGCCAAGGGTTCGTCTTCACGAGCGTTCTTGCTTTAGTGTCTCGTAAGGACTTGACAGGAGTCGTCGTTCTCCGTATCGCCAGATCATCGTCATTCATAACTTCAATTGTGCGTGGGACTGCGGGGGTTGGCAGTCTGTAAGAATCCGAGCGAAGCGTAGTCACAGGGTCTTTGTATTCAGTGTTAGTATCAGCCATATAACCTCACGTCTATTTAATATTTCCACCCTTACCGCCACGATTTCCCAGCGGGTCATTAATCGGCTTCGGTATAGAACCTGCTGCGAGTCTTGCGTTACGCATAACGAGATTGACAGGTTGTCTACTCTGCCACTGAGCAAGATAGTTTCCAAAATTTTCGTCTAATACTGGGCCACGGTGTTCCCATCCCCAGTTCAGACCGAGTTGCGGGAGTTTGCTGTTATACATATTCTTGTAGATGTTGTACTGGCCAAGGGCGGAATCCCACACCATCTGTCTATCGACGTTGGCGTTCTGCATCACATACTGCTGGAAGGCTTCTCTAGCGTTCTTGTAGGACGTGATGGCAGCGTCTATATCAATAGGATTATTTTTCTGACCTTGCAATCTACCAAGACTCATCATAGCTGCATTAAGCCAGTGGTTTGCTTTTTCGGATATTTGAACATTGCCTTGCTTATCAAAACTGCCGAAAGAACTATCGCCTTCATCGGTAAGACCTATGAAGTTGTCCATATCTTCCAAGAACGCCATAGCATCTCGGTTGCCAGCATTTGCAAGAGCATTGACCTGAGCCACAGTGTTTGTGTTGAAGAACATCTTCATAAACTTATCGTACACGAGTCTGTCCGCACGAGGCATAGCTTCAACCTGGGCACGAATCTTTTCAGCGTCAGCGATAGCACCTCTGGACTGGGCCATATTCAGGATAATATATTCCGAGAGTTTATCGAAATACATCTGGGCCTGATTGGAGTCGAGCCAGTTAGGATTGTGAGCGGCATTCTGCTGAATATCGTTGAGCCACCCACCAATCCAGTCGAGCTTGCCTCTATCTGCTTGTAGGTCTTTCTGGAAGCCCTGCTGGAACCCGCCTGCGTTAATGGAAGGACGACGGAGTTCGTTCGGGTTGTAACCAGCGTTTGCGTACTCCTGTCTGAGTCTATCGGCTTCGGTGAAGAACTCATTGACGGTGTAGGCATCACCAGAGGCGTACTTGCCGCTGTTCCACTCGGATAGCAATTTGTTCCACTGGTCTAGCATAGAGCGACGATGTTGCTCCCTTGCTCTGAGTTCCTGACCATAAGTGCTACCACTACCGACACCGTTACCCTTTTCGGAATTAACGAGTGTCATAAGTTCGTCGAATGCGTCACCGTGCATCCCTGTGAATCCGTGCTGTGTGAAGTGAGTCCATCGCTTACCGAATGGAACATCGTCCCACCCCATCAAGGCTTGAAGAACGGTTCTATGAGGGTCAGTAATCGGCTCCTGAGTTTGTTTGGGTTGAGGCTGCTGCCAGTCCGCCGTAAAGTCCTCACGAGGTTGTGGTTCTACTGTCGGAAGTGTGTAAGCTGGGAGAGGGTCTCCACTACCGAACGGAACGACGTTGTCCGCTTTAGGAGCGGAGGGTTTTGCTACGACTGTTTGTTTCGGTTTCTTGTTGTCAGACTTCTTCGGAGTGTCTGGTTTCTTTTGTGTTTCGACCACAGGTTCCATACTCGACGACTTGACCCTGTCGACTGTGTTGGGGCCAGACATTGCACTCGAAGACGACGCTGGCGATGGTAACACCGCCGCAGGTGATAACGAATCACTGAACGGTATCGGGGACGGAGCGACACTCGACGAGCTAGACCTTCCGTATTTTTCAGCAAGCATCTTGTAAGGGTCGAAATCCTTGTTAGGGTCTCCCATCAGCTTCGGTAAGGAATACGGCATCATCGACCTCCAGTCGTATTAGGTTTATAACCGTCCATCATAGGAGCTCTACTCCAACGCTTAGCCTCTTCAAGTTCATTTTCAAAGGTCGCAGACTCCTGTTCTTCGTTAGGAGCACGATTCTGGTTCCACAGGCGGTGACCTTGCAGTTTCTTGTTGTAGTCGATATATGCAGCGAGGGTCTTGGGCCCACGCTTCCCATCTATACCGTCCTTTCTCGGCCCAGTCTTACCTATGTCATAACCACCCGCTTTAAGGAGTTTCTGAATAACTATTAGCTGCTCTGGTGTTGCGGTCTCATAGTTGAAGTCCCAACCCATATACGACGGCAAGGCATCAGCATCAAGGTCTTCGATATGAAGTAATCCATCGGGTTCTTCGTCTGGAACGTACCCTGCCATTTGAGCCTCAGCTCGACTTTGCTGGGAGGGTTCATCTTGCTGCTCCGAGTTTGGGACGTACCCTTCCATGTCAGCCGCACTCTGTTCCGAAAGTTCGTCCTGAGCGGACTTCTTGAACCAAGGGACTTCATTGAGCATCTTGGCGAGCATACTAATACGAGGCCAAATTGCGTTATTCGGGTCTTTCTTCGGAAGGGAAGAGGCATAATCTGGCCGACTGAACTCTCTTAAAGAAAATCTAGGCATTAGGAACCTCCGAGAAGTGAGCCAAGTAGAGACTGGTCACGACCAGCATTCTGAGCTTGTGCCTGTGTGAGTGCAATATTTCCAGCGTACCGCTGCATCGCACGGTCGTTGGCAAGTTGTAAATAGTCTTCGGCAGGTGCGTTGTCTGCTTGAAGTTGCATTCCCGCAAGACTTGCATTCTGCATAGCGTTTCCCTGAACATGGTTTGCGACATTGAGATTATTCTGCGAGTCGGCCATAGCATTGTTGAAGGCCTGTTGCCACAAGTCACCAGCTCTCGTAGCCACTGCATTCGCACCAGCCTTTGTAGCTGCACTGGACTGGAGTGCGGAACCAGCACCACCCTGTACTTTCTGCAAGGTCTGGTTCAGCATCATTTCCATCTGCGGGTTCATATAGGACTGAACATTGTCGGAGCGTCCAGCGTTTGCTTGTTGTTCGGCAAGTGCTCCAGCCCTGTTCGTCTTGTTCTGAGCATTCGCTACGGACTGGTCGAAAGCGTTGAGGTTTGCACCCATACTTCTACCAGCCATAGCATCCGAGAGCATACCGAACTGTTCGGTAGTGTCTGTATCTAACTGATTGTTCGCCGCTGCTTGACCTTCAGTCATAGCTGCCAGTGAACGACTCCCCTTGCTCGGGTCGATAATACCTAATGTTCCACCGAGATTTCCGAGTAAGTTAAAGTCCTCAGCACCGCCCCAACTCATCATATCTTATTCTCCTTCCCACAGGTTAGTGGCGAAATTAGTTGCGTTTACCATATCGTTGAAGTCCATCGAAAGGGGAGACTCGGTCTGCATCTGTTCGGCAGGGGTAGGCATCCTACCTTCCTTGAACGCCGCACTGGTTATCGTGTCAATAAGACCAGCGGTGTTCTGGTTCTTCGCAAGACCGAGCAAACCGCCGACCACTGCACCGATAGGGCCACCTTTCTCGTAGCCAGACACGGCTCCGCCTACTGCACCACTTAGTTTAGAATTCATTTATACCTCACACATCGTTAAAAGTTGTAACAGCAGGTCTCGGTGCAGGAGCGGTGATGTTTGTCATCTGTTTCTGACTCTGGTTGAGTTGTACAGGTTGCAGATGGTTGGGTGTCGGACCCACCGAGTTAGGCTGCTGCGGTTGTTGAATAGGATTGAACTGTTGACCAGTCGACGCAAGTGCATTCGCCACACTCTTTTCGTTTTCTTCGCTGAAAGCGTTCGAAGCCAAGTTGAGAACATTGTTGGTAAGCAGTGGTGAATCCTGAGACTTGATTTGTTCGAGAGTCTGGATTGCACCATCGTAGTCGCCTTTGGAAAGGCAGTCGTTGAGTACCGCCATAAGAGCTTCCTGCGTCTGCTTCTGTTCTTCCGTCCACTGTTTGAGGGCGAGTTCCAGACGTTTCGTGCGTTCGGTGGAGTCGATGAACTCCTTCTGACGTTCGAGTCTCTGGGTAGCTTGGAGACGGAGAAGTGCAATTTGCTGATTCTGACCTTGGATTGTCTGGTTGAGTTTCTGCACCACGGATTCGAGCTGGAGAACTTGCGGACTCTTGAAGGGTTCCTGTTGGAAACTTGCGGCGACCGCTTGCTTGGTAGCCACAGGCAAGTCTTCGAGTGCGAGCATCTG